GATAGTTTCGGCTGTGACTGTCATGACTGTGAGCTCCTCTGCAGTGTATTTATACGCCATAGCCTGATTCCTCATGTCGAGGTGAGGCTTAGCCGATAACTGTGTAGCTGTTTCCAATAGGATCGTTCGTAGCGAGGCGATGTGCCGATGCTCATAGGCTGCAGACAGAAGCTTGCCAGCCATGTAATCTTCATCCGATACGGCGGAGTTGAAGTTTCCGCGTACGGGGAGTCGAGCAAGGGTACGGCCGAATGACGGCACGGGTAACGTCTTCTTGACGCCGGGCACGAAGCGCTTGCGCAGGAAGGTAGCCTGCTCCCGCTTCTCGACAAGCTTTCCGCAGCTCACCATGCCCGACCCTTCAGCAACCTCGGCGAAGCTATCCACAAGCTTGGACCGATCCTGGTTGGTGAAGGTCAATTCGTCGTCCCCGTATATCAGTGTTGTACTAGATGTTATGCCGGCTTTCTCCAAGCTGGCGAGTGCAGTGCAGGTGTTAACATAGCCGTTGCCGGTGGTCGTTGTGACCTCGCCCGACCAACGCTGACCCCTGACTCGCCCCTTAACACCGTAGCGCGTGAAAACCCGCACGCTAGTGTTCCCGGCAAATTCTCTGACAAACCACTGTGGTGCGCCCAGTTTGTAGTAAAACATGGACTCCCATTTCCTGACACCGACGGGTTGGGTCCCATCGTTGTTCTTGAAGTCATTCTCGAAGGCCTGTCCTGGCGTATGGTGCACAATGTCCCCAATCTCGTCTGCCGTCATCCCAACGCAATAAATAACTTCATTCCCCGTGTTCTTAGGGTTCTTGCGGTTGAGCTCTTCAGCAATGCGACGAGAGAGGTAATAGACGACGGAGCCCATAACGAGGTTGTACATATCGCCGCCCTGGTAGACGACGCGTGGCTGGGCACCATCTGGCTTAAGTAGAACCTCAGATTTTGCAAACACGACCTTGTCCGTGTATCCTGGCAGTGTGAAGTCCTGCGAATCCAAGAGGGCCATAAGCCGCTCACGCTTCGTACCGCTCATCTCATCGAGATAAGCAGTGATCATACCAGCGTCCAACCGGATCTCTTCGCGCTCATGAATCTTGTCCA